TTCCTACTTCAATGTCGTCTGCTGGCGTTATCTCGCTGAGGACACAGCGAGTGTCGTTGAGAAGGGCATCGGAGTCATCGTCTCTGGTCGTCTGGAACAGCGGTCGTGGGAGGACAAGGACGGCAACAAGCGGTCCACGGTGGAAATGGTTGCTGAGTCTGTCGGTGTTCAGACTCGTTCCATTGAGAGCCTGACCCGCAAGGTTCGTCAGCAGGGTGAGGGCGGGGCCAAGCCCGCAGCCGCCAAGCGCACGAAGCCCGTCGCTGCTCCCGAGGAGGACCCGTTCTGATGAAGAAGTCCATCCCCTTGGGACTGCCCGTGCTTGCGGGTATCGCAGTCCTTCTCCTGTCGTCTTGTACCGTTGAGGTTCAGGAGCCAAACGACAAGCCCAAGCCAACTGACACGACGCAGTATGTGGCACCCGCTCCTTCAGATGACGAGATTTTCCTCTCCACCCTGTACGACCAGTACCCCGAGTTTGAGTCAATCTACGGCGACTGGTTCCTGATTGAACTCGCAAAGAACATGTGTGGCTCCATTGACGGAGGCATGACTCCTGATGAACTGGTGCTCATGGTCATGGATAGCGGGGCTGACCCCAACGAGGTCGGTTACATCCTTGGTGTTGGAGTCGCTGTCTACTGCCCTTGGAACGAGGGTTTCTTTGACTCCATCGCATGAGCGAGGGGTTCGTCAGGCTTGATGGGAGCATGGCAGACGACCTGTCTGTCGTGAACTCAGCCAGAGTTTCGTTCGCCAAGTCCTCGCAGGAACTTGATGAGGCTGGTATCGGTCTCATCGGGTTCCTGATGAGGGAGCGACACGGCACTCCGTTTGAGCACAACTCGTTCAGGTTCCACGTCAAGTGCCCCGTGTTTGTTGCCAGAGAGTGGTTCAGGCACAGGATTGGCTCATTCAATGAGTTCTCCGCTCGCTACTCAGAGGTGCCCAATGAGTTTTGGGTGCCGAAGGTGGGCGATGTGAGGACGCAGGTGGGCAAGCCAGGGGCTTACTCGTTTGAGACCATGGACCCGATGATGGCTGAGCAGGTTGTTGAGACCATGGAAAAGACCAACGCAACGATGTACGAGGTGTATCAGAAGTTGCTGGAAGCAGGCGTCGCCAAGGAGGTTGCGCGGGGCATCCTGCCAGTCTCCATGTACACGCAGTTCTACTGGACGGTCAATGCTCGTGCCCTGATGAACTTCCTGTCACTCCGCACCCACGAAACGGCGCAGTTAGAAATCCGTGAGTACGCCAAGCAGGTGGAGGCAATCTTCGCTGAGAAGATGCCCGTCACCTACAACTGGTGGACGGAGTACGGTAGGCAGACCCCCTAGGAGGCAAGTGTGAAGCCCGTCCTTTCTTCGGAGAGGGCGGGCTTTCCGCTTATGTGGGGTATTCTAGCGACCACAGAGGTCGCAGTCAAGTCATGGATACAAATAAATGAGTGGGTCTACCGAGCATCGCCGTTCCCCTCGCAGGGATGTGCTGGAAATCAAGAAGGTCGGTTCGTGGGGAAACATTGAGTACCACCATGTGCTTTCGTGCGGTCACATTGAGAAGCGGCCCCGCGCCTCACGCGCACCCAAGTTGGCATGCGTCTGGTGCCTACGCTCCGAGAGCAAGGAAATGGAGATGAAAGCCCTTGCTCAGCCACCCAAGAACATCTATGTTGAGGACAGGTACGCCGATGACGAAACAGAGATTTACAACATCAGGGCTGCGCTCGCTTCACGAATGAACATTCCGATTGAGGCTGTGGATGTTGTCGTAAAAGACATCAACGGGAAATTGGAAATACAGCACGCCACCGTGTTTCTTTCTTCGGCAGAAGTCCGTAGGATTGCGGGACCCCAGTAGGAAAGGATGACAATGCCAAACACGAATGTTGCCCCCGAGAACGGTGCGTGCAAGGGGTATCCAGTTGATTGGTGGTTCCCAGTTCTTCATGGACTGAAGCGTGACGAGATGCGTGCGGTGAGGGCAGACATTCACAAGGCGAAGTCCATCTGTGCCTCCTGCGATGTGAGTGACCACTGCCTTGAGTATTCGCTCAAGCATGAGCCTTGGGGCATTTGGGGTGGCAAGGATGAGCAGGAGCGTGCTGAAATCCGCTACAACCGTGGCATTCTGCTGTCCCGCGAGGGACGCATCAACTTCGCTGGCATCGGGCTCCGCAACGCCAACGGAGATGTGTTCCAAGGTCGTCAGTGAAGCACACCGATGATTTTCTGTCCCACCTCAAGGGGGTGAGGGAGACATCCAATGGATGGGAGGCTCGTTGCCCCTGTCGCAACGACGATGAGAATCCCTCGCTGTCCATCAAGGAGGACGAGGGGAACGGCAACATCCTGCTCACCTGCCACAGAGGCACTCCGTGTAACGCCAAGCAAATCTGTGAGAGCGTCGGACTGCCGATGAGTTCGCTGTTCCCGCCGAAGAAGCAGGAGAAGAAGGACAACCTCACCCTCGTAGCCACATACGACTATCTGGCTGAGGACGGGACTCTCCTCTTCCAGAAGTTGCGCTATGTGGACGAGGACGGCAAGAAGCGGTTCTATCAGCGCAAGCGTGACCCGAAGGCGAAGGGTGGCTGGGACTACAAACTTGGCGACACGCCTCGCGTCCTCTACAATCTTCCCAACGTCCTCAACGCGGCGAAGCACGGCAAGCCAGTCATTCTCGTTGAGGGGGAGAAAGACGCAGACACGCTCATCGCTCTCGGGTATGTCGCCACGACACCACCAAACGGTGCTGGTAAGTGGCTTGACATTCACACGCAGGCACTCAAAGGTGCGAGCGTGGACATCTTTGCCGACAACGACGGTCCAGGACATGACCACGCACGGATGGTCAAAGCCGAACTGGAAAAGGTGGGTTGCGATGTGGCGTGCTTCGTGTGCCCCGACAGCAAGGACATCACCGACCACTTGGCAAAGGGTGGTCGCATAGACGACCTCATCCCCCTTGAGGAGGCATCGGCACCCGTTGAGGAGAAGCCTGCCGAGGAGCCGACTGTCAGCGAGGAGCCAAAGGACAGGTACGAGGAAGTAGCAGAGCAGGTACGGGAACTACTGAACAGGGACAACCTGAGCGCACAGCAGTTGCTTCTCAAGACCTCACAGATACTCACCCGTGTCACCCATGAGCGTCCTGTGGACATGGGCAGGCTGGTGGACTGGAACGAGTTCATCGCAGAAGCAGACAACGACAACTACGACTGGCTGATTGATGGGCTTCTGGAGCGGGGCGAGCGAGTCATGGTCGTCGCTGCGGAGGGTGTCGGAAAGACGATGCTTGCCCGTCAGGTGGCTCTCTGTACGGCTGGTGGTATGCACCCGTTCACCTACAACCGCATCAAGCCCATCAGGACTCTCACGGTGGACTTAGAGAACCCAGAGCGCATCATTCGGCGCACAACGAGGAGCATCCACGCCTATGTCAAGAGCAGTAGGTTCGCTCCTCGCATTGACGCACACATCCTCATCAAGCCCGCTGGTCTGAATCTTCTGACCGCATCGGACAGGGAAATACTAGAACGCGCCATTGATGATGTCAAGCCAGACTTGCTCCTCATGGGTCCGCTCTACAAGTCGTTCGTGGACCCAGGTAACCGCACCTCCGAGGCGATTGCCGTTGAGGTGGCTAGGTATCTGGACGAACTGCGTGCCCTCTACGGAGTGGCCCTGTGGCTGGAACACCACGCTCCTCTTGGTTCGTCAATGTCCACCCGTGACCTGCGCCCGTTCGGCTCCGCCGTGTGGTCCCGCTGGCCAGAGTTCGGCCTCAGTCTGACGCCTGACCCTACGACAATCGGGGAGTTCTCTTACGATGTCAAGCATTTCCGAGGTGCCCGTGATGAGCGTGAATGGCCTACTAAAATGAAGAGGGGTAAGCGCCTCCCCTTTGAGGTCACAGAGTTCAGCAAGGTCCACACATGAGCGAGGAACGCAACAGCAAGATGATGGGGCGAGAGTTCCTCGCTGAAAGAGACTTGCGTATCTTCAAGATGCGCCAATCTGGCGTGTCGGTGACGGAAATCGCCCGCAGGTTTGGGGTGTCCACGAGCGTCGTGAACAAGGCAGTCCAGCGTCAGTTGGAGAAACTGAACAGGGAAGCCCTCATGGCGTATCCAGAGGTGCTTCGCATGGAGTTGGAGAGACTTGACAACCTCCAGTCAGCGATATGGCCCCTGACACAGCACCGCAAGGTGACCCTTGACGACGGCACGGAGGTCACTCTGGACCCCGACCTCAAAGCCATCCAGCAGGTTCTCTCAATCATGGACAGACGGTCCAAGTTGCTTGGCATGGAGCAGAGCAATGTGAGCGTTCAGGTTGATGTTCAGGCGTCCAACCCGATTGTGGCGACTCTGGCGGGGCAGACCACGAACCAGGGAGAGTTGTCCTCGTTTGATGCCGAGGGCGAGGCAAAGAGGTTGTTGGAAATCATGGGTGCCTCGGGTGTCTTGCCAGCAGAGACGGTTCGGGGTATTCTCTCCTCTGGACAGGAAATCACGGAAGCGGAACTGGTAGAAGAAGATGACTGAGGACAACCTAAAAGCAGCGATGGACCACGAGGCTGACACGACCCTCAAAGACCTTGCCGTATCAAAGACTGGCGACGATGTGGCTGACAAGCAGGTTCTCATCCGAGCCACGGAGTATGACCGTAATCGGTGGAAGGCGTCCGCTGACGCTAAGGGTGTTTCCATGTCTGAGTGGATTCGTACCGTCCTGAACGGGGCAGCCAAGGACACTCTGGATTGCTCGCACCCCCTGAACAGGCGTCGCTACTACCCGTGGTCCGAG